AGCCCGTTGTGCGCATACGCTTTGTGATGGTAGACAGCCCGATATAGTACTCATGCAGTTTTGCCAAACGGGCTGCCTCAAGGTCGAACTGCTTCACACAGTCATTGATGCTGTCCCTGTCCAGGACTATGTTCTTGTCCCGTGTAATCAATTTCTCACAATCCTTTCAGGTTCAGCGCGGTTGCGTACCGTGCCGTAGATTCATGTTCAAGGCAGTAGCGCAGGGCATCAATGTGATGGTTGTTCCTGTCCTCGGGCACCCGCATACTTTGACCATCCTTGTCCTTGCGCCATTGGTATAACTGGAGTTCGTTTTTCATATGCTGGCACCTCACATCCACTATGATTTCGTGCCCCTGCAGCCACTGTATGCCGTGCATCACGCTGTCCGGGCCTTTCTTCGCGCCGACTGCACGGATTCCCAGGTTTTGCAGTTCCTTGATTGATTTAGGTTCGGATGAATCACAGGTGATGTAATGCCCTCCAACCCACGGCTTGAGTGATTCAGCGAGTTGGCTGTTTGTCATGCCCTTTTCGTGCAACTCGTCCAGGATGTAGATTTTCTTCTGCGCCCTGTCATAATGCACCTTCACGCCAGCCGCAGGGTCAGATGAAAAGCCAAAGTCAAGCCCAAACAATGGCTTGTCCGTGTTGAATGCCGACAAGTCCTCGCTGCGCCAGTTGCGGAAGATGACATCGCCCAGCGTTCCCCAATTTCCCAGCGAATAAACCTCGCGGTAATACTCGTCCTGCTCGTTCTCAAGCGCAAGACGGTCATCGTCCGTCAAAAAGCGATTGTCCTTGTATGTTGTCTTGAGGATGCTCAATCCGTCATCATGGTACTCGCTTGCGCCGTCCTGCCAGTTGCCAAAGAATTGGCGGAATATCCAATGCTCCTTATACACGGGATTAAATGACATCGTGATGCGCTTGGGATGTCTGCTCTCGCCGCGCAGGCGCTTTTCCAGTTGCTTGTAATCGTCATAGGATGTTTCGGTGGCTTCCTCAATCCAAATGTCGGTTAGGACACCATTGGCGGGCGTGATTGACTTGATTTTCTCAACATCATCCAGACCAGCAAACAGGATTTGCGCGCCGTTGTTCATGGCTGTAATCAGCATTTCGCTTTTGCTGATATTGAAGCAGTCGCGCAGGATAGGCTTGAGAGCATTGATTGCCTTAATAACCTCGTTCCAGCATGAGCCGCGCAAAGTTCGGGCGACATTGCGCAGGACAAGCGTGTTCCTGCCACTCAGCGTGTCAAGCACGATTCTTTGGGCGATGAAAAAGGACTTGCCCGATGAAGCCCCGCCAAAGAAGATTTGAAGCCTTGTATCATCCTTGAGCCGCCTGTAATACTTGTCGTTGTACAGTTTCGGCAGCGGTTTAATCGCCATCCTCGCCGTCCAATACTATGTCGAAGTCGCCGATGAAGGCGTGCGACATATCCAATTTGTCCGTGGGCTTCTCGCCCGCCGTGTCACGCAAGCATTCCAAAGCCTTGATGTCGCCAGCGATTGCCTTGTCTCCCAGTTTCATCAGCGCAAGCGTCTGCGTGGTGATTTCCTCTGCGTCAATGCCCATCTCCTGCAATTGAGCAATCGTCTTGTCTGATACCTTGCGCTTCAGCCCAAGCACCATTGCGGCAACATCCTTCATGGCGGCTTTCTTGCGGCGAACAGCACCAGACGCGATACCGCCCTTCTGCCCGCTTTTCCGTGCTTCATCCGTGCTTCTCCCTTTGCCAAAAGGCGGGAGTAGGTTATCGCTCATCGCTGCTCACCTCACTTTCTATTTTGCGTATGGTCTGCGCCTTGCAAGTTGCGTCATTTTGTAAACATCCAGTATGTTGCGGAGTATCATTTTAGACATTTCCAACGGCGGTTCAGTAGACAGCACAGACCTTGTTATATGCTCAAACCGTGTATGACACCGTTTGCAAAGCGGGACAAGGTTTTGTTGACTATTATCTTGCGTTAATCTGTATGGGATAATGTGATGTACTTCTAACTTTTGTGTACGACCACATAAACAGCAAAAAGGTGTTCTTTCCCTTACCTCTCTGCTTTTTGTTTTCCACCTTGACCCACGACCGTTCGTATACTCATCATCAGACATCCATGTGTGATAGCACTCAGTAGAACAGAAATTGCCTGACGCATTGGTTTTAAGCGCTGATGCGTATATCTCAAATTCTTTCCCACAATGCCTACAAGTGCGCGTCAAGTGTTTTCTTTTTTGACTTTCTGACAGGCACTTAATTGAGCAGTACTTTTGCTGATTGCTCTTTGGCGAAAAGAATATCTCTCCGCATTCAGCGCATATTTCGGTGTTTCTATTCTTTGCGAATGTTATCTGCGCCATCCTGTTCCCAATTTTTGCCGAACAATGCCTGCATCTGACCGCCTTGCTGTCTTTTCTTATCGTGTCAATCTTTCCGCAATCGATGCAGACCCTCTCCCTAACGTACTTGACCGCTTCGTCGTTCTTGCGCGGGTTCTTGTCATAGGGTATGAGGTCTATGACCTTCCTGTTGATAATTTCCATTGTTCCTCCTATACCACCGCCTCGAACCTGAACTTTGTTCCGCTGAGCAATAACTTATTTGCTCCTGCCATTGCAGTAGGGCTCATCATCCCGACCACCGGGTAACCCACATAATCCAGCCATGCACCAGCGCACATGGTTAAAG